TAAAAGAACCTGTTATTAAAAAACTATTGGATGTTCGAAATTTTATATAATACACTGTTCCTGAAACACCTGTTCCAGCAAGGAATATAGATGTATCAAGTGAACCATCTGATAAAATATGTGCAATAGAAGATGATATTGCTATCGAATTATAAGAACTAAAGTTACCTCCAACATAAATAGTATCATCACTCGCTATAGCAATTGAAAAAACAGTTCCACTACCAAAACCAGCACCTACACTAAATGATCCATCATAATTACCAGCAGTTGTTAATCTTATTAATTTAAATGATGATATAGAATTATATAATTCAAAAGCACCACCTACAACAATTTTTCCATCGGATTGTAAGCCAATAGAATATACTGTTCCATCAAATCCTGGTGTTGAAAAGAAAGTAGCATCAATAGAACCATCTGAATTTAAACGAATCAGATTTTTATAGTTAGAACCATTATAAGTTTGAAAAGCACCTCCCACAAGAATCTTACCATCAGGCTGAACAACAATTGTTTGAACTGGGTTATTGAATCCTGTTCCTACATTAAATGTGGAATCTATAGAGCCATTTGTATTGAAACGAATAATATAATTATAAGAGGAAGCACCATAGAATGTAAAAGCACCTCCCACAAGAATCTTACCATCAGATTGTTTTGTAATTGTATTTACTGCTCCATTTAAATAAGATGCTGCAAAAGATGAATCTAATTGTGTAGAAGGACTTGATCTCCATATGTTTCCATCTGCCCCAATAAATAATCCATAAATGCATCCATTAATATTTCCAGAATTCGGGTCATTTGTAATTCCATCTGAATAATAAAACAATGTTGTTCCTTGAGCTCCTTGAGGTCCTTGAGGTCCTTGTGGTCCTATTGGTCCTTTAAAACAACCACATTCTTCTAACAATCTTTTTGCGTTTGCTATAGCCGTTAATTGACTTGACTGCATACCTATTTTATGTTATGAACATTTAAAATACTATTTAAACGTTATATAACTTAAAGTCTCTTCGCTACTATAACATAGGCGAAATGCCTCAGCGAAGATGGCCGAGTGGTTAAGGCGGCAGGCTTAAGATCTGCTAACGCAAGTTGCGTGGGTTCGACCCCCACTCTTCGCATTCTCCGATATAGTCTAACGGCAAGGATACTTGGCTTTCACCCAAGAAGTCGGGGTTCGATTCCCCGTATCGGAAAACAGTTTTTGATGCTTTTTCTATATAAAAGTTCCATTTCACCGGTTTAGCTCAGTCGGTAGAGCGTCGGCCTTTTAAGCCGAATGTCACGGGTTCGAGCCCCGTAATCGGTATAGGTTGCTGGTGGTTTTTAGATTATACGATAGTCTAAAAACTTCCTAAAATAATTGTGTTTTTTATTCTTTTTTAAAATTATATTTATATAGGTAATAATGATTTTTGAATCATTATCTGGTTTAGCACAAAGTAAAAATATCCCAATTAAATTTATAGCAGGTGTTGGAGGTGGTCCCAGAAAAGCACCAGCAACAGGCTGGGATAATAATTTATTTTTTAATACATCAAATGGAGCATTAAAAGCAAGCCAAATAGTAAAATATTCTTTTGATGGTGTAGTTTGCTACAATGACATGAAAATGAGTTCACTGCGACAAAATTCATTTTATAGAACTAATGCTGATATGAATCCTACAGCGCCAACATTTTCAAATGATACTTTTACAACGGATGGAGCATTTACTTATATAAATTATGCAAAAAAGAATAATATGATAATGCGTGGTCATACTTTATGTTGGTATAGTCAAATACCTAAATTTGTTAGTGATATGGAAACAAATGGGTATCCATTAAATTCTTCAAATGTTCAAACAATATTAGAAAATCATATAAAAAAAACGATGGATATAATGTATAATAAGCCAAATGATTTTTCCCATATTGTTTGTTGGGATGTTGTGAATGAAATGTCTCATCCAACAGATAATAGTAGATCAGTATGGTATAAATATTTAGGGAAAAATACATTAAATATTGCGTTTAATACTGCTTATAATGCTTTACCTCTTAATTTAAGAGGTAAAGTAAAATTATTTTATAATGATTATAATATTGAGAATAATATAGGTTCTGTTATATATATGCTTAGCACAGTTCCACATGTTCATGGCGTTGGTTTTCAATGTCATTTAAGTAGTTCATTCAAAGCAGAAGCAACTCAAAAAGCAATTCATAGGATAAGACAAGAGGGTTATATTGTTCATATAACAGAATTAGATGTAGGAACAGGTAATCCATCTCGTAAAATACAAATATATAGGGAACTTTTAAGCATAGCACTTGATGAAGGTGTTGAATTTTTTTGTTTATGGGATTTAGGAACAACAGATTCTGGAAAAGGACCTTTTGATGATAAATTACAACCAAATGCTTCTTATACTGCTATGATAGATGTATTAAAAAATTATAATTCCTCAAATTATAACAAAAATAATCCTGGAATTCCTGTAAGAGGAAATAAAACATAATACTTAAAACATACTTTATATAGTATATTAAGGTGAATAACCTTCCTATGTCCTTGTAGCGAAGTGGATATCGCGTCCGCCTTCTAAGCGGAAGACCGTGGGTTCGACCCCCACCAGGGATACTTTTTGATATTATTATATATCAAAAAGTATCTTATTTTTCTAAACTATTAATATAAGATGGTTGATCGTGGTAGATTTGATAGAGTTATAAGTTTAGCAAAAAAAATATCAGATGAAGTGGGTATCTCAAAAAGAAGAGTTGAAAATGGAAATATAAAAGAAAATTTAGCTAGAACACAAGAAAAGGTTGAAAATTTAATTATCAAAATTAGAGGTATTAGAGATAATAATATGAATATTAATAATAATAATAATAATCAAAATGGAGGAAGAAAAACCCGGCGTTCGAAAAAGAGTTCTAGAAGAACACGTAGAAGATAAATTCTAGAATAAATCCTTTGTAATATGAATTCTATAATTTCTTAACAATGAATCATCGCCACCAAGAATATTCTTTGTAATATCTTCTTTTTTCCGATTACTTGTAAGAACAGTAATAATCTGAAGTTTGTCAATAGGTCTTGCCAAATCATCCATTAATCTGTTCCACTCGCATTTTCCTCCACCAATTGTAAAATGAGAACCAGTTCGATTCTGTTGAGCAGAATAGTTTGTTGAATATAATTTCTCTAGCATACAATCAATCTCATCTAAAATGAATACAATCACTTTCACTTTCTCATCAATATTTTTCTTCATAATATTGAAATGACTATTGGAAGTATCTGAGCCAAAAGGATTGAATTCATATACATTTACATGCATCTTATCTAAGAATGTAGAACCAATAATTTCTCCAATACTTGATTTTCCGCATCCTGGAGGACCAGTGATTAAAATAATCTTTGAATCATCTTGAATCTGTTGAATAATCTCTTTTTGCCACTCATATGGATTACAACGTTTTGATGAAGGAACTGGAATACAATATGATTCATCATCATAACTATGTGTCTTACTGATATTTGGCGGTGTCCCAATAATATATCGTTTTAACATAAATTTTTCACTACTATCTTGATGTTCATCATTATCCTTATAAATATCAATGTTTGGTGGAGTTCCTAGAAACCATATAATATTCTTAACTGAATCACTATCATACCATCCACAAAACCATTTACCTAATATTGGTCCATCAAACATACATTCATTTGTTCCCATTTGAAAGTATATTTTTAGAGACTTAATCTCATCATCTGAAAGTCTTTTTGGTTTCAGATAGCCAAATGAAATTATCTTTAAAAGAAGTGTGTAGAAAATGGATGAATACTGTTCATACAACCTATAAATAACAGGAAGAAGTAATAGTTGTTTATCAAACATTTTTTTATTGTGTTGTTATAAAAAAATATGTGATAAATATGTTCAATTTTATTATTTTTATTGTATAGTATGGTATCAAAGACACGAAAGGTTAGAAAAGGACCATCCGAATCTGCGTCAGACTTTCCAGAAGGAACAATTAGAATAGGAAATGATAAGCAAAGCTGGGTTATCAAGAAAGTTTCTGGCGGATCACAACGATGGGTTCCTTATACTACGACTGAACTGTTTGGTTATAAGCCTCTTACAGTTGATTATTTAGCAAAACATATTGGTAAAACAATTACTATCTATGAACGTGAATATAAGGATACGTGGCCTAAATCTTTTTCTAAAGAATCTACTGCTTATATTCACAAATTTACTCCAACTGGTAATGCTCTAGAGGGGAAGAAAGTTCTTAGTGGTTGGTTAAAAACATAGTCTCCTAAAATAAAAAATAATAGCATATTTTTTATTGAAGGTAAAGAAGATCTTCCTTTACAAGTAGATTCTAAAAATAAAATTAGTGTAAGTAATAATATTACAAATACTGAGGCTTTTGTGAAGTGTTAGGATTTATTTTTTAATCGTAAATAATGAATATCTGCTACTAACTTTTTTAAATCATTTTCAACATCTTCAAGTTTTGAAATTTTTATTTTTTCAAATAATTCTTTTGTAGAATTATTATATTCTTCTTCAGACCATTTTGTTGTTTCAAGAGTTTTCTTTTTAAATTCTTCTAAACAATCTGATTTTACTGCTTTGTAAATGCTTACTGATCTCCATTGTTTCTCTTTATTTTCTTTTACTTCATCCAATTTTGCAGCACCCATATGAAATCCATTACAAGGAATAGTATCCCATTCATCAGGATAGGATTGTTTAAAATCACTAATTTTCTTCATTTGTTTTATGAAATCATCTTTATTATAAAATGCTTTCATCATATTACAGGTAGAACAACAAGGGAAAACATTCTCAATACTATATCCTTTAGAAGTATCTTGTCTATCTAAACCATTTCCTACAATATTTTTAAATCCGCATAAATAACAAGGTTTGTAAATAAGTTCTTCGTATTGTTCTTTTGTTAAAGTAAAATCTATATTTCTTCTTTCTTGCGTAACACGTTTTATATAAATATAATGATTTGGAATTTTATGAACATATATTTTCCATTTATAATAGAAATCTTTATTTTCTAAATTAGTTTCTTGAAATTGCGTAATAAGTTTTGATTTTTCAATAAAGAATACTGGATGTAATATATGTTTCATACGATTACAATGCTTACAACAAGGAATACAATTTTCTAAAATATAACCTTTAGCATTATCAACTCTATCAACACCATTAATTTCTTCTTCATTATAATAGTTACAGTAAGAACAATGTTTCTGAATTAATTCAAAATATTGTTCTTTTGTTAAATTACATTCTTTTTCTCTTTTTTCAACTGATTTTGTAAGAAATGATTTCCAAACATTTTCAAGATTTCTTTTTGCTTCTGCTCGATAGTTTCGTATCCTAGGAGGACGTTTTGCTTCTGCTTTTTGTTGAACTTCCCTACAACTATGACATAGTTTACTATGATTGCCTTTACTATTTTTATAAGGCTCATATGTTTTACTACAATGATTACACTTGATTACTTGTGACATTCTAATAGAAGTTCACAATTAACCTTTAGACTTACACCCAGCCGGGTTAATTTTTTTTTAATTTTTTAATTATTTTGTATTTTTATTTTTAATATATATATAACCAAACACAAACAAAGTGCTTAGTTGGAGTAGGCGAGCATGCCTTCCGTTCTCAGTGCTCTAAGAACTCTACCAGCTCTCCTCAAATACACAATAACAAGTATATTTGATTCCTCTGGTAATCCACATCTCTGTGGGGACGGACTTTATCTTATTCCAGTATTTTTATACCAGACCACTGACATTAAGTCTCTGAACAGCATTCGTAGTTTTTCAACCTTAGAACTTGGCTGCGGATTGTCCTTAGTCATAACCTTCTTACCATACCCACGAGTTTTCCCCTTGGTGCAACTGGGCAGATCTTTCGATCCCAGAGCGGTAGTTATGAATTGACAGGAGTTTCCCGCAATTTGACAGTGTTGCTTCAAGATATTTTCCAGCAAAATATCAAGTGTTATTAAACTAGCAATTCTTTTTTGAATTACTATTGGCAGCCAAAATTATTCAACTTTTTATGACGTATTCGTATCATAAAATTGTTTAGTTGGAATAACTTAAACCACCCATGCCACTCATCACACGGAGCACATTGTAGTTGGTCGCAAACACATACACCTGAGAGCTGGTCGCAACGCCGACTGCATTGTTGGACACCGTCAGCAGCAGAGTGGTGTTATCAATACGGGATAAATTGCAAGTGCCGCTGGGCTGGTGCTGCTCGGGCTGGAGAGCGAAGGAGTATACGTTGATACCAACCGCAGGGATGTTGGTGTGGTGCTGGTAAGGCTGCACCTCGTTGAAATAGCGGCCTTCACGGACTTGGAAGCGATCGTGGCCATTGAGCTGGAGGAGCGCAGTGACAACGGGATTCTTGCCCGCCATGCCTTCAACACGGGTGACAGAGTAACCAGACTCCAGCACGGAGCGGTCCCACCAGTCACTGAAGTTGAAAGGCTGCTGTCCCTTCCAGGGATTCACGATGGTGTCATCGCAAGAGACATAGGAATCACGCTGGACAACCCAGATGAGTTCCTTGCAAGGGTGATTGAAGTTGAGCTTGAGCTTGTTGCTGGAGCTGGTAATGGATTCAGCGCCAGTGAACTGCAGGGTCTCAATGAGGTATTCGTGGGACACCTGAGCGAACTTGCGGCGCTCGTCAGTGTCCAGATAGATGTAGTCAACATACAGAGACGCCGCCTGTAAGTTGGCATTGCTCACACGGTCACGGATGGTGTGTAAGTTACCCAGCTGGGGTGAGACATCCCAGCATAAGTTGCGGATGTCGTTGAACTCCAGATTGATGCGGACCTCGTGGTATTGGAGAGCGATCAGGGGGAGCGCAAGGCCAGGGTTGCGGCAGAACCAGAACTGGAGAGGAATGTAGAGAGTGTAGTCAGGGGAGCAGTTGCCGACTTCGTTGGTGGTGTTGGGCTCACCACCAGCGCAGTCATCGTCGCAAGGCTCACCACCCTGGACGAGTAAATTGGTCAGGATGGGCACATTGCCAACCATCTTGGCGTAACCGGCCTGTTTACCAGGTTCCTGAGTGAGTTCATTCCAAATGTGGAGCCAGACACCATAGTGCTTGTCAATGCGCTGACCACCGATTTCGAGTTCCACACTCTTGACGAGATTGTGACCAACCCAGTTGAGCCAACGGAACTGGGCACCAGAGCCATCCGCCGCTAACAGTTGCACCTTGGGCAGAGTGGCCTGGAGGTAGATGCGGTGGATTAAATCACCATTGCGCTGAATGGTGCAGGTCACACGCTTACCAAAGCCAGGGGAACCATTGAAAGGATTTTCAATAGACTCCATGGCGAAGTTGGTGTGACGACGATACACCTGCTTGAAGAAAGTGATCTGAGGGTTACCTGTAAGGTAGACATCTTGGGCGCCATAGGCGACGAGCTGCATTAAACCACCACCTGTCATTTCTTATACCCTTGATTTAGAAAAAAATTTTGGAAAAAACTAATTTTTTAAGATGTTTCTTGCCGGAGAGAATAATACATATACTAGCCGTAAAATTTTTAATAAAGGAGGGTCTAAACATTTTAAAATTATCTTTAATAATGTCTTTGACCAATCCTTTTTTTAATATAAAATCTACAAAAAGAAGTAACCCAGAAGCACGAACAACTTTAGATACCCTCCATAGCATTCAAGTTAAAAAAATGTCTGACAACGAAGGTAGTTTGAACAATTTAGAAGAAGAAAAGGTTCAAATAGAATCATTAATTGAAGAAACAACAATAGATAATCCTGCCTTATTAGATCAACTGGAAAATAAGTTAAAAACAGTGAGTCTAGAAATTGAACAAAGGAAAAATAAGAATGAATTTTTAGATTATTTTTTAGAAACAGGTGATATATTATATAATTATTATGATATGCAAGAAAAAATACAAAATGGTGATTTACCTGCGAAACAAAATAATAAAAGAAAACCTGGAAGTATTTTGGATGTTCTTGATAAAGCGTCGGAGACCAAAGAAGAATATGTAAAACCACAAACTCAATTAAGACCAACAAATCATTTAAGTCGTGATAAACTTTTAGAACAATATTTAAAAAAGGTTCATCCTGAAAATGTTCGTTCTTCAGGAAGTATCTTAGATGATACCTATGGCGAATGTGATCAATGTGAACAAGAAATGGTATTCTCCTTAAATGAAGCTGTTTTTACTTGTATGACGTGTGGATATCAAGAATTCGTTCTGATAGATTCCGATAAACCCTCTTATAAAGATCCTCCTCGTGAAGTTTCTTATTATGCTTATAAGCGTATTAATCATTTCAACGAATGGTTGGCACAATTTCAAGCAAAAGAATCTACCGATATTCCAGCAGAAGTATTTGACCAAATTTTAGTGGAGTTGAAGAAAGAAAGAATTTTAGATACACGTAGTTTGAAACAAACAAAAATTCGTGAAATTCTTAAAAAGTTAAAATTAAATAAATATTATGAACACGTTCCTCATATTATAAATCGTTTGAATGGACAAAATGCTCCAGTAATGAGTCGTGAAATTGAAGAAAAGTTACGTTATATGTTTCGAGAAATTCAACCAAGTTTCCAAAAACATTGCCCTGAAGGTCGTAATAACTTTTTATCATATTCTTATGTTTTATATAAGTTTTGTGAACTATTAGAATTAGATGAATATTTATCGTGTTTTCCTTTATTGAAGAATCGTGATAAATTATATGTTCAAGATAAGATCTGGGAATTAATTTGTAGTGAATTGAAATGGCAATACATTCGTAGTATTTAATACAAACTTTGAAGATTTCTAGGAGCACGAGTAGAATTCAGTTGAACTAAAGTTCCTGGAGAAGTAGCGCCAAATGATTCAACCATTTTTAAACTTACCATAATAAATAATATTGTTATGGCAAATGCTAGAAATATATTAAGTTTCATTCTATTAAATTGTTATTTAAAAATATCTTATTTTAAAGCTTAGCGGCCAGGGAAACCAACTAAGTTCGCACCAATACCGAATCCAGCACCTTGACGAGCCGTAAAGGCAATGGAAGGTGATACTAAATCTAAAAGAGCGAAAACGACGGATGCAGTCACAGCTAACATTACGACTTCATTTAGACGCAGTGAATGTTTAGGGATGAATAAAGCAATCGCCGCAATGACTAAACCTTCCACTAAATACTTAACAACACGGTTGACAACTTCTGTAGCAACGTTCATTTCTATATTGCTTAAAGGTTTTATTTTATTGTTAAAGTTAGAATGGAACCGGAGACAACACTTTTGACATCTGATAAAGAGATACCTGGACAGAAATATACTTTACTTAGTTTTGTTAGTCCTGAAAATGTTCTGAAGAACAAAGATGTGTATTATTTCAATCAATTCTTAAAGTCTTATGAATTTGATTTTAAGACAAAGAGTATTGAAGGTTTTCTAGCGAAAACTATTTTAAGCATCAATGATAAGCTTGAAACAAAGGCCGTTGAGTTTGAGAAAGCAGATCTTAGTGGTTCCGCAGAGGTATGCCGTAATTCAAAAGTGCGTATTGATACAGTTTTCTCCGATTTACAAGAATTTATAAAAAAGAATAACTCTGAGTTAAATGAATCTCAGTTAAAAGATAAATATGATGATTATGTTGCTTTTAATAAGCAGAAGTTAGATTCTGAGTTTTATGTTCAGAACAACTTTCAAACTTCTACCCGTGGTCTCAAGATTCGGGGAACATTTGGTTACCATGAGGAAGCCGAAGTATATGCTCGTAAATTACAGAAAGAAGACCCCGTCCACAATATTTATGTTGCTGAAGTTGGTAAATGGCTTCCTTGGGATCCTCAGGCTACCGAAGTGAAGGATCAAGAATACGCAGAGGAACAGTTAAATACATTGATGAAAAAGAAGCGAGAAAACGAAGAGCAGAAGGAAAGTTTTTTCAAAGACAAGAATCTTAAGAGACCTGAGAAAATCAAGTTTTCTGTGACAAATGAAACAGTTTCAAATGATACAATGTTCACTGGAAGCGGTGATTTAGCGCTGGATCGCAAATTAAATCTTTAAAATATAATATTATATAAGTAATTTCTAAAATTACGATATATAGTATTTACATATAGTTATTCGTATAAGGAGGAGAAATTGCTTGACAAGTATTATCTTGGCAGAATTCTCCTTCTTTACAGTTAACACCAGCACAATCTATATTTCTAAAACCATCATAACTAGCATAATATGTGTAAGCAACATATGCCATAATTACTAACAAAAGGAGGACTAAGATAACAGGGGTCTTTTGATTACGAGCCATTCTATATAGAATTAAGGAAAAACCGGAAGACCGTTCGCTGGTAAATGAGGAACAGAATTATCTATACAAAATCCATTTGCACAGCGTTTCTTAAAAGCACAAGGAGGCATATTTACTCCACATCTTTCAGGATTCTCAAAAGAATCTATAATTCTATTTATTCTAAAATATCTATCTAGGATTAATAATCCCAAACCTATTGCTATTAGTATTAAAAAATCTGAACAATTAATTTTCATCTAAGAATACTTAATATTTCTTATTTACTTGAATCTGAGGTCCTTTTAATCTTCTAGCAGCAGTAACATCATATGAATCTTCGTCTCTTTCACCACCTCTATTTGCGGAATGTTGCCAAAATTCTGGAGCACCAATTCTGAAATCACCATGCATTGCAGCCTTATACCAATAAATACAATCTTCTAACTTATTACTTTGACTTGTGTTATCAATGACCAAACATTCATAATTTTGAGTGCATTGGTCCATCACTTGACAGAAGAATTCAAAAGAAGGAAAAGCAGAAGCATAATTTTCATAAATTCTTTTACGATTCGATGTGTAAGCTTCTTTTAGTATAAATACATAATCTACATTTGTTCTTAAAGATGGTTGAATACCTAGAGGATATTGCATCGTAATTAAAAAGAACACTTTTAACCAACGACCGTTCATAAAAAGATATTTAATATTCTTATCGTGAGTCCAAGAATCGTCATACATACAATCATCAAGAATCATAAAAGAACGAGGATCAATTCTAGACTTCTGTCCCGGAAATTGTTCTTGTTCTTTCATAATTTTCATCATCATAAGTTTCTGTCGTTTACAGAAGTTTGCCATAATCGCAGGATTATATTCGCCGTGAATGAAAATTGGAGGAATCATTTTTGAATAGAAACCATTTGATTCTTCCGTGCCTGAAATAACTGTGCCTAAGGGCATATCTTGATGATGGTATAATAAATCTTTTAACAAAGTGGATTTACCAGTTCTTCTTCTTCCAATAAAAACACATACCGCATCTTGTTGAATTTTTTTCATATCAAACTTTTTTAATGATACATTCTTAGTATCTCCCATTTTTAATATACCTATGAAAAATATAAAAATCTGCGGTATTAAACATATGTTACATTCTAGATTGAAAAAAAGATGGACACAACTATACTCCGGGGAGTAACTTTACCAAGTCCAACATTTCGTAAAGTTGATCTATCAACTTCTTTACAATCAATGAACCATTATAGAAGTCTAGAATCCACTATACCACCTATGAAACAGATATTTAATATTAAAAATGAATCAAATATTTTATTTGATAACGAATATACAATTCATAATATTAAATTTACTGAAGATAATACTATTAAAGGAAATTGTGTTTTAAAAACATTGTATAAAAACAACTTAATGGATGTTGATTCATATTTGAAAGTAACTCATTTATTAGACCCAATTCATTTTATTAAAAATAAGTATTCTGAAGAAGATAAAAGAAAGAAATTAGAAAATTCTTGGAATCAAGCATATGTTGAAACAGTAGCAAGTTATGCTTTAGGAAAGCTAAGAGAACAAGATGTATCACCGCATTACAATGTTTTTTATGGGGCATACACGTCGGTAGCAGATAAATATAGTTATAATATATCGGATGAAGTTGAAAGTTATCGTATGTATCGTTGGTTTTGGGATGGAATTGAAAATGAACAAATAAGTATTGAAGTGGAAGGAGAAGATGAAGTTATAAAAGCAGAACTTCTTAGTGAAATTATGGTAAAACCAGAATTTTGTATTGAATCTTCTGAGAATAGTGATGATGATTTAATTGAAGAATTAAAAGCTGTTGATTTAAATACTTCAAACAATGATTTAGAAACTTTAGATTCAGCAAGTTTAACAACTGTATCTACAAAAGATGCATCTGATGATTCTTATGCATCTGATGATTCTGATGATTGTAATGTATTTTTAACCGTTAAAAACTTTCCTGTAATGATGATATTTACAGAAAAAAATAATTCTACAATGGATGATTTATTAGAGAATTTTAAAGAGGTTGGAGCAGAACCTGATACTGAATTATGGGAGGAGAAGTGGTCTGCTTGGTTATTCCAAATTATTGCAGCTTTAACAGTGGCTCAAACCTTATTTAAATTTACTCACAATGATCTTCATACAAATAATATTGTCTGGTCAAATACAGAACAAGAATTTATATATTATACAACTTTAAATAAAACAGTATATAAGATCCCAACATATGGAAAAATATTTAAAATTATTGATTTTGGAAGAAGCATATTTTCATTAAATGAACATCTTTTTATAAGTGATGATTTTTGCGAAGGAAATGATGCAGATACTCAATATAATTTCCCTCCATTATCTCAGAAGACAGAGGAACCAATTGTATATCCAAATTCTTCCTTTGATTTATCAAGATTATCGATTAGTTTGATTGAAGGATTATTTCCTGAAAAACCACGGGATAGATTAAACGCAAAAATATTATCAAAAGAAAAAGGAAGAATTGTAAAAGAAACTATTTCAGATTTATACAATATGTTATGGATGTGGTTAATTGATGAAAAAGGAGAAAACATTTTATTTGATGAGGCGGATGATGAACGTTTCCCAGATTTTCAACTTTATGTTCATATTTCAGCACATTGTAAAAATGCTGTGCCTAAAGATCAATTAAAACAGAAAGTATTTAAAAAATATATGATAAAAGATATAAATATACCTAAAGATATAAAAGTATATTCATTATATATTTAAATGACACGTAGACCATTTATTCATTACAAAAATAATTATTTAGTAGAAACAGGCACTTATTTAGGTGAAGGAATTGAAGAAGCATTATCAAATGGATTTAAGAACATAATAAGTTATGAAGTATATGGTCCAATTTATATAGATGCTGTAAAAAAATTTCAAAATTATGATAATGTTAGAATATTATTTAAATCGAGTGTTGAAATGTTGGATGAAATATCACAGATTCATGAACCAATTACCTTTTGGTTAGATGGGCATTATAGTTCTGGATATACATCCTATGATCCTAATCATTATTATCCTCTTTTAAAAGAATTAGAAGCAATAGAAAAACATTCTATCAAAACACATACTATATGTATTGATGATAGAAGATTAATGAATAAATCAGATAGTAATACACCTGATAATATAGGTGTAACAGAAAAGGAAGTTATAGAAGCAATTTATAAAATTAATCCCAATTATAAAATTGAATATAAAGATGGGTATATTAAAGATGATGTTATAGTAGCATATATATGAAAGTGTTATTATATGATTCTTGGATTCATGAAAAAAATAAACATGGAATTAAGTTAATGTGTGATTCGATAAAAGCAGATTTTATTGTATCAAATAAAGAAGATATAATATTTAATGAGTGGGATATTGTTTTTATTCCTTCAGATATTATTGACCCGAATTATTTTCTAAATACCAAAAATATAATTTATGGACCTCATTGTTTTTTATTTCCAACACCTCCTTGGTTAAAAAATACGTATCAATTTCCTCCTCACTGTAAATATATATTACCATCCAAGTGGACTGAATCATATGTAGAAGAAACCGGTGGATTATGTTTACCCATTATAATAAATCCTTTTGCTGTAGAGGTTGAAAAATTTAAACCTATTATAACAAATAAATATTTTGAATGTTTATTATATTTTAAACATAGGTGTCCAGAAGATATAGAATTTGTAGAAAATATTTTACAAGAAAAAAAGATTACTTATAAAAAATTTATTTATGGAAAATATAAAGAAGAAGATTATATAAAAGCATTAAATGAATGTCATTATGGTGTATGGGTTACATCGACAGAATCACAAGGATTTGCTCTACAAGAATGTTTATCTATGAATGTTCCTATATTGGTATGGAACGCAACAAGTTTATTTGACGAGCATACTTTAGAAGGTATTCAAGTATATAAAGATAGAATTGGTCAGTATGAATTAAAAGGAACTACTATTCCATATTGGGATGAACGATGTGGAATAAGTTTTATTAAAAAAGAAGAATTTGTTCCTTCTTTAGAAATTATGAGAAGTTCTTATACAAAATTTCATCCCAGAGATTTTGTCTTAGAAAATTTATCACCAAAAGTTTGTATGGAGCGTTTGTTAGAGAATTTATCTAAAACTTAAAACTTAAAACTTAAAACTTTGGCACACCAACATTAATTTCTAATTCATCTTGTGCTGCACTAACTGGTAATGTTGATAAAGTTGGTAATGAAAATATAGATAATGACATAATCATATTAATTAAAGCAGACGATGATTCGGGTAATAAATACATTATGAACATAAATAATATTCCTCCTATAATAAAATCACGTGATACTGACTTTATTGTTGGATCTTTCTTTTCAAATGTATAAGTGCTAATACTTCCTAGAACAGCAATTAATGAACCACCTAAAATGATTCCTAAAACTTGTTGATTCATACTTCTGAATTTCTGTCAGGAAAAACGAAACCAAAATAAACGAAGTTTAACGAACTCTAACGAACTCTAACGAACTCTAACGAAGTCTAAAGAACTTTAATCTAAAGTTTCAAAATCAATTGTTTCTTTTTCATCCAGTATTTCTTCAAAATCATCTGAAGATTCTAAAGATTCTCCTTTATTATCTAATACTTGAATAAATGATTCATTATCATCTTCTTCAACATTGACTAATTCATTTTTATCGGGGTTTGATGCATCAAATACAGTATCAATATTTGTAAAATTGACAGAAGGTTCAGTATCAATATTTATTACCGGAGTAATGTTTTCATCTTTAGGTTTTTTTACCTCTTCTTTGACCTCTTGTTTGACTTCTTTGACCTCTTTGACTTCTTTGACCTCTTGTTTGACCTCTTCTTTGACTTCTTTGACTTCTTTGACTTCTTTGACTTCGTTGACTTCTTTGACCTCTTTGACTTCTTTGACCTCTTCATTGACTTCTTTGACCTGTTCTTTCACAACCTCATCGTCATCATCATCCTCATCATCCTCATCTTTTAGATATTCTTTGAGAATATTCTTAACTGGTAACATAGAACGAATAGATTGTAAAATACCATCTTGTATTAATCGTTCAATTTCACGTAAATTCTTTTGGCGTTCAATTGGTGATCCAGTAGGTGAAAACATATAAACATTGGACCATAATATTCTAGCACATTCAATTAATGTATGATGTAAAAAATGTTCTACTTTAGGAATTGTAATTTGTAACTTCTTTTGTTTAGTTGTTAAACGAATAGCAGAAAGAACTTTTGTATGAGCAACAAAAACAGCACTTAATAAATCATCAAAGTAATCACAGTTTATCTCCTTAATAATTTTAGCAGTTTCTTTTTGAACTTTTTCGTGATTCCATTCAGGGATACCTTTTAAAGAATTTTGAAAATTTAATAATAACTTTTTACCATCTTTATCAATTTCCTTTGATTCCTCCAATAAACCTAAAAAATAACTTAAATAGGATGATAAACAAAATTGAGTCAGTTGACGAGTATATTCTGTTTTGGCATCCGCATATACATTAATTCCTTCTCCGCCGGTAATATCCATATTTCTTTTAAATCAAGTTATCCTTTGTTTTGGAAGTTAACGCAATAAAATTAGCAAGTTGAATCCAAGCAGAATATCCTGCACCAATATTTTTAAACATAATTAAGAGATTTTTATCTTTTAATGTATATTGTTGCATGAGTTGATACATTAATTGAATTGGATCATATCCTTTTTTTCTTAAAATAACAATATCGTTTAAAACCAATGATTTTACATCTACTGATGGTAAATCATCATAAATATGTAATCGTTTTGCTATTTGATATGCTCTTTTGTTACGAAAAGATGTTGTTTTTGAAATACAAATAGGAACACAGCGTGAAATAATTGGCTGACTTAATCTCCAAGTTTCACGAACTTCTAACATAGATACAACATTGGAGGAAGCAGTTTCTAAAATACGTCTTAAAAAGGCTTGTGCTTCTTGTGTTAAATCATCTGCTCCTTCAATCCAAACATATAACTTCTCTTTTGAACGAACTTGTTGATGAAGAATTTCTCTCCCTTCACGCAAACTTCTATCTATACGAACGTTCCAGCGAAAGAGTTTTGCTTTATTTATTTTTGCTTCATTACGTATGAAATGAGACTTACCCGTTCCCGCATCACCCGTTATTAAATAGGAATTTTTTTTTTGTGTTTGTATTATATTCATTATTTATAAATTATAAAAATACTTTAAGTCAAAAATAAATTATATAATTGATAAAGACATAACATAGAACCAATTCCTATCATTGTATATGCTAAACCAATATTTATATCTGATTTTTTACGTAGAACTTTAATATTTTTTTGTAAGGAAGTCAATGTTAAATCTTCTGGTAAAGTTGCTGTCCATGTTGAAGAAGAGCTAGTAGGACTTTGAAATCCCTCATAAATTTTTTTAAAAATTTCTTCGTCTTGTAAAATAATAATTCCCCCAAAAATTAAAAATATTCCCAAAACGATCATAATAGAAAATTGTAGAATCTCAGAAGCTTTGAATTCTTTATTTCCAAAATAATCACGTATAGTGTTATAGGATGACATTCTATTTTACTATAAACTTTTTAATAAATCTTGGTAAAGTGCTTCATCATGTTGAGCATTCTTGAAAATACTTTGTTGTAAAGGATTATTCTCCACTGCGGAAATCATTTCACGTTGATTGCGTTCATTGGAAATATCTAACTTCAGAGGAACTCTGTAACGAACTTCACCAATATCAGCAGAACCGGGTGGTAAATCCATTGATCTATTCACAGCGTTTGCTCTATCATTTAATATATCTGCATCAATCTTCTTAGAAGTCTGGTATACATCACCTGTGAAAATCGCTACATTTCCATTACCTGCCATAGGTTTTCTTCCCTTTGACATCTTTTCTTTGACAGGATTGGTTCTCATATTATATGCGGCAGTGTGATCTGTGAAATCTTGTTGAGCAGAAGTTGGGACACCATAGTATTCTGCTTTTGCGGAAATCTGAGACTTCTGTGTTGGTCTTGCGATATCATCGGGGTCATACACTTTGAGTTTATTGGGCTGACTTGCGGAACTCATAATACCCATATAATTCCAATTGACGGTTCCTTCTTTCACAGTTGTTCTAGCAACATCATCGGACCATACTGTAAGTGCTGGAGCACCTTGAGCGTAGCCAACAGGAGTTCCAGTTTGTCTTATATTACCAATTGTCTCACCACGATATGTGGGTCTTGCTTTGTCCGTGTAATGTGTGGGCACTGCGCCAGTTTCCGCAGGAGTTAAATTAAGACCCATTGTTCTTTCTGATGTAGCTAAACGCTCATTTGGTCTGATTTCAATAGAGGATCTACCATAATCGGCTTCAGGAGCATCTGTGTTTCCAGTATAATATGTTGTCATATCTGCGTTACGATATCCAGCACCACCATATTGTTGTGCCATAGGAGTTCTGTAAGAACCAGTCACGTAGGATTCACCAAATTCTTGAGAAGCAGCAGGACCAATCAGTTCAGAAGAGGTTTCAGGACGAGTCTGATGTTTAAACACTTGTGTAGGTCTTACTCCTTCTTTTTGTGCGTCTTGCGCAAAAGCACCAATAAAACGCTCACCGGTTTGATCTATATAAAATGTATCAGGCTTGTATTTTCTCACTTCACCAGAACTTTCTGCGGAACTAGCAACAAAATGTTTACCTGGCACAACCGGTTGTTTGTATGTTAATTTAGGATTATCACTTGTTCTCAAATCATCTGTCTTTGGCATCTTTTCCATCATCAATTGATTTACTTCCATTTGTTGGAAACCGCCTTTTCCTGTAGAACCAAAACGTTCACCAACACCTGCTCCTACACGAACGGGTTCAAAAGGTTTTTCACCAGCACGATTACGAGGTAAATCAATGCGACTTTCTATGAACGCAGTGGAATTTTCCAGACCAAAAGGATTGCCAAATGGTGTTTGACCTGTATTAAACATTGTTTCCACTTCTTTTTTTTGAATCTGATTCACACCAGAACCTGTATAAGAATCTAAAATACCAGTATTGGTATCGACCGCAACATTTTGTCTTACACGACTTCCAAAGAAAGGAACCATATTATTGTGTGTAAAATCGGAAGTTGACATTGTTTGACCACTTAGATGACTTTGAACTTCAAATCCTTCCATATAATTTGGTTCACCTTCTACTGAACCAGCATTCATCGTAACTTGTGATGTAGCAGATTGAATTGGTTGAGGAGTAGGCTGTGTATGTGCTCTTGGTTGAGACTTATTCGCATAATCAAAAGCATTTTGTCTTGGTCCGGAATGGTTTGGTTCACTCGGTAATTGACCATTATATCTTGTTTGATATTGCATATCAAGTTCTTGGGGAGATCCTTTTACTGAATTTCCTTGCTCAGCAACAAATAAAGGTGTTGTAGGTTGTTGTTGTGGTTGAAAATTCTCATTTGTCTCTTTCTTACCAGAAAGTTTTGTAATTAAATACCCAAGGCCTAATGAACCAAAGAGTGCTATTGCTTCCATCTATTACCTATTATCAGGATAAAAACAATATGTTTAAGACCTTATAATAAATATTTAATAATTTAATATTAATGTGTTTTTGACCTTTCCTTATCAATATCACGTGAAGGAATGAAAGAATCAAATGGTGTTTCAAAAACAAGTTGTGGTTGATGGGGTAATGCTTCCCAACGATTCCACCCTGTTGCTCTCAAAGTGCAAGGAGGATTTGTTATACGATTGAATAGGAGAGGAAACGATTCGTCGGGAGCAGATTCTAAAGCAGCCTTTGTATATTTATTTGTTTCTGGATTGTATTGAATATCATTATTTTTTACTCTTGTGCTTAAACGATTAATATTTTTCAAATCAGATTCCACATCTGTTTTCCAAGCAGTGTGGACCCAACTTGCGCCTGATTTCTGAAGACGTGTAGTAGCATCTACAGGAAATGAAGTAGGACAATTAATACCGGGGGCATTTGCGTAATACTGTAAAGCATAACTGGTAATTCGTAAATCATCTTGTGTATGGAATTCATCAAATTTAGATCTGCTCATATTTCTTAAATGGTCTACCATCTCTAACTGATAAAAACATTCTAAACTTATTCTAAAACTTATGAGGCATTGAACATGCTTCTTTCTTAAATGGCAATGGTGCATTTACTTCAGGATATGACCATAATTGATACTCTTCTCTAGCAACTGGTATTGCATCAACGTGTAATTTATTTTTAGGGTTCGAAC